TCCCGTGCGGCTGAGTTTGGTTTTAACGGTGATGAGCAGCTTGGTCTGCAAGGCGCTGGCTACCAGAATGTTCGTGCTGCTAAAATCGCACAAGCAATCCGTGCAGTAACCAACGAAGTAGAAACTGATCTTTGTGCATTGCAGTCTACATTCTCTCGCGCATACGGCACCGCTGGCACTAGCCCTTTTGGCACTGCTAACGATTACACCGATGCTTCTAACGTTTTGAAGATTTTGAAAGATAACGGCGCTCCTTTGCAGGACAACCAGCTAGTAATTGATACTTCTGCTGGCGTTAACCTTCTGGGTAAGCAAGCAAACGTAGCTGATGCTGGTAGCGACTCTATCTTGCGTCAAGGCGTACTGCTTGATGTAAACGGCATGCCTATTCGTGAATCTGCACAAGTTAACACTTCTGTTGCTGGTACTTCAGCTAACGCCGTAAGTGCTGGTGCTCACGTTGTAGGTCAAACAGCTATTACTCTTAAAGCTTCTGGTACTGGCACTATCGTTACCGGCGATGTAATTACTTTTGCTGGCGACACTAACAAGTATGTTGTTGCTGCTGGTGTTGCTGCTGTAAGTGGCGGAGCGTTGGTTATTGCTGCACCCGGATTGCAGGTAGCACAAAGTTCTGGCGACAAAGCTATTACCATTACTGCTGCTTCTGCTCGCAACATGGCGTTTAACCGCTCTGCAATCGTTCTAGCTTCTCGCGCTCCTGCCCGTCCTTCCGAGGGTGACATGGCGACTGACGTAATTGTAATTACCGATCCTCGCTCTGGTCTTAGCATGGAATTTGCCATGTACAAAGGCTACAGAAAAGTTCGTTATGAAGTTGGTCTTGCTTGGGGTGTTAAAAACATCAAGCCAGAGCATACTGCTCTTCTGTTAGGTTAAGTCTATATCTGGCCGCCTCTTTCGGGGGGTGGCCTTTCTAATTGAGGAATACCAATGGCTACGATAGTAGTGGAGACAGGCAGCGGCTCATCAACTGCAAATTCTTACATATCAGAATCCGAATTAGCTACTTATGCTTCAGACCGAGGCGTAACCTTAACTGGCACACCCTCAGTATTAATTATTCAAGCTATGGATTATTTAGAGTCTAGGAACTTTATTGGCACTAAATCAACATTAGCGCAAAGTCTGCAATGGCCCAGAACGGGCGTTGAGATTGACAACTATTACATAGTATCTAACTCTATCCCTGTGCTTCTTAAAGAAGCCGAGATGGAACTGTGTATTGCTTTGGATGGCGGAGTAAATCCTCTTGCAAACCAAGATAGAGAGACACGAAAAGAAAAAGTAGGCGAGCTAGAGGTTGAATATGCCCCTAGTGCAGCAGCTATTACTTATCTTACGGCAGTTCAAGCGAAGCTAAAGAAGTTAGTTTTGCCTACTGCAAGGATTGTTCGTGTTTAATTACGAGTCTTTAAAGAAAACCGCATCTAAGTTAATAGCTAACTTTGGAGCAGATTCCGTAGTTAGCAGAGAAGATGGTGGCGGTTATAATGTTGCATCTGGCTCTATGTCTAGCGGCATTCCAATAAGCTTTACCGTTAAATCTGTTAGAGCGCAGTTTAGTATTGCAGAGAAAGCGTCATCTGCTGTTCAAGACGCAGATATAAAAATGCTTGTTGAAGCAGGCAAAGGCATTCCAGCAATTGATAATACCTTGACGTTTGATAGCGTAAGCTACCGGATAATGGATGTTACTACAATCTCGCCATCTGGCACGGATGTGTATTATGAGCTTCACCTTAGATCTTAAAGAATATGTCGATAAGACTAGCGAAGACATTGTTGAGGTTGTTCAAGAAACCGCTATAGTAGTGTTTGCTAAAATAATAATGGATACCCCAGTTGGAAAGCCGAAATTATGGAAAAATAAACCTCCCGCAGATTATAAGGCTGGTGCTTTAAGAGCTAATTGGCAAACATCGGTAAATAAAGAAAGTGCTGGAATTTTGACGAAGAAAGATAAAACTGGTAAGCGAACCATTAACAGAATGGTATCTACAATTAAAAAATATAACGGTTTAGGGTATATTTTGCTTAAAAACAATCTTCCTTACGCTTCAAGAATAGAATATGGCGCTCATTCATCTCAAGCTCCAACTGGAATGGTAAGGTTAAATGTTTTGCATTTTCAAGCAGCATTAAACAAAGCAATTAAAAAGGTTGTCAAATGAGCACAGTGTTTTCAAACATAAGCGCGGCTTTAGACGTAAGGCTAGGCACCTTGACAGGATCATCTCCTGTGGCTTGGGAAAATATTGCCTATAAACCCGTTAAAAATACGTTATACTTGAGGCCAACTCATTTGCCTGCCCCTACAGTACAAGCTGGACTTGGAACTGCTGGTATAGACGAATACTTAGGGTTATATCAAGTTGATGTTTTTGCAATGGCCGGAGAAGGTAGAGGTACAGCAGAAGCGAAAGCGGATGTAATTGCCGACCATTTTAAGCGCGGTACAGATTTATTGTACAATGGCGTTTATGTTCGGCTTGGTAATGTATCAAGAAACTCAGGACTTATTGACGAAGATCGCTTCGTTATTTCAGTAACAATCAATTATATGGCTCATGTAGCACCGAGGTAAAGTATGACTATTGCAACAGGCTCAAGACACAACATGGCGTATGTTGTCGAATCTACATTCGGTACTACTCCGTCAACCCCTTCATTTACACCTATTCGTCACACCGGAACTACTATTGGCTTGTCTAAAGACGCAATAGAATCCGAAGAGTTACGCGAAGATCGTCAAGTAGCTCATTTCCGTCACGGCAACAAAAGCGTTGCTGGTGATGTTAACATTGAGCTTTCTTACGAATCATTTGATGATTTGCTTGAAGCAGTATTATGCGGCACTTGGGCGGCTAACGTATTAAAAGCTGGAACTGCTCGCCGGAGTTACACTGTTGAGCGTCACCATCAAGATATTGGCAAGTATTTGCGCTCTACTGGCTGCAATTTTAATGCATTGTCTTTATCTGTTGCGCCAAATTCAATGGTTACTGGTTCTTTTTCAGTAATTGGCAAGGATTTTGCCGTAGCCTCTACAGCTATTACTGGCGCAACTTACGCTGCCGAATCTACCACTTCACCATTTGATTCTTTTACTGGATCTATTACAGAAGGTGGGTCAAGCATTGCTGTTATTACTGGGCTTGAGTTAAGTCTTGATAACGGAATGGAATCTATGTATGTAGTTGGCTCTAGCTCTACTCTACTGCCTTCTATTGGCAAGTCATCTGTTAGCGGTTCAGTTACAGCTTATTTTGAGAACAGCACGTTAATTGACAAGTTTATTAACGAAACATCTTCTAGCTTAACTTTTGTGTTAACTGATCTAGCTGGTAATTCGTACACTTTTAATCTGCCAAACGTAAAATACAACTCAGGCAATCCTGAAGTTGGTGGTGCTGGCGCAGTAACAGTATCTCTGGACTTTGTGGCACTATACAACTCTAGTGATGCATCCCAGATTAAGATTACAAGAACAGACGCTTAACTAGCAGGGGTTGAAAGACCCCTTTTACGCAACCCCTACACTTAGTTACGCAACCCGTACACAATAACTCTGGAGAGAGAAATGGACATAAAAGAACTTTACACTGCTGACGCACACGAAGAAGGCGCAGAGATACGCATTTTAAGCCCGATAGACGGCAAAGAGAGTGATTTCTATATCATCGTAAAGGGCATTGACTCAAAGTCGTACAGAGAGGCCGTAAGGGCTTATCACAGGAAGCTTATTAACAAAGAGGATGGTGGTGAAATTGATCTTTTAGTTGCTATTACAAAAGGTTGGCGCGGTCTTGAAAGTAAAGGAAAGGATGTAAAGTTTACCGCTAAGTTAGCGCATGACCTTTACGTTAATGCACCTAACATTGCATCGCAAGTAGACACTTTTGTAGCTGCACGAAGAAATTTTATCAAGGGCTAACTAAAGAGTTGTCTGTTTTTGGCCAATGGCAGTTTTGGGCTGCTGGTTATGACAAAGGATCAACAGTTAGCCGAGTAAGCAATCTTAGGCAGGTCGCTAAAAGTTTAGGGCGAAACCCCAAAGAGCTTGACGATCAACCTCAACTGCGGGAAGAGCTTCTTTACTTGTGGGAAATCTTCGTGTCTTTAAAAAATGCCTCCTCTGGCGCAATAAGTTACAATGAAATAAATTCGTATATGGCTATCTATGGTAACTTGTCTACTTTTGAGGTAGATGTTATTCGCAGCTTAGATACTTTGCACGCTCAAGAGGTTAATAAAAATGGCTGAAGATTTAACGCTTGGTATTAAAGTTCAAGCTGACGGAATAAAATCCACTACTAAAGAGTTGGACGGTCTTGCAGCGGCGGGCGCAAAAGCAGAAGTTAACACTGAAAAGGTTGGTAAGGCTGCTAAGAAAACAGTAGCGCCTATGAAAAACATGCGCGCTCAAGCGCAGCAGGCTTCTTATCAGTTTCAGGATATTGCTGTTCAAGCCCAGATGGGAACTAACTGGTTTACCATTATTGGGCAACAGGGTTCTCAGCTTGCTTCTGTATTTGGCCCTTCAGGTGCGGTTACTGGCGCGCTTATTGCTTTTGGTGCCATTCTTGGTGGGTTTGTGTATAAAAGTTTGAACACTGCTGGTGAAGCAATGGCCGAGCTTGAAGAAGACATGAAAAGCCTTGAGCAAAATTTTGACAATCTTGGCGTAGCTGGCAAAGCATACGTTAGGACTTTAGTAACAGCAAAAATAGTTGGATATGATACGGCGCTAGAAAAATTAAATGCGACTAAGCTTAGGGGAATAAAAACACAACAAGTAGGCACGTCTGGTACTTTAATAGAAACTGAAACGCAAGTCGAGTATGCAAAAAGAATAGAAGAGCTTGACGCAAATATTGAAAGGCTTAACTTTAAAAAAGAAGAAGGTCTTAAATTAATTGATGACACTACGGATGCAACTGAGTCTTTACTTGAAAAGTATCAAGAAGAATACAATGTTTTAGGTTTGACGGGCGTTGCATTAGCTGAATATAAAGCCAAACAGTCAGAAGCTAATGAAGAAGATACGAATGCAATTATAGTTTTGGCTGACGAAATTGAAAAATACAAGGAAAAAGAAGAGAGGCTAAAAGAATCTATAAGGCTAGAAAAAGTAGCAGCCGCTGAAAAGAAAAAAGCAGATGCCGCAAAAGTACGCGCTGACGCTAAAGCCAAAGCTGAAGAAGAAGCAGCAGCAAAACGCCTAGCAAAAGACAAAGAAAGCGCCCAAGCCCGTCTATTGCAAATTGCGCAGGCAGGTATGGAGGAGGCAGCCCTTCTTGAGTCTATAAGGACTGAGGCTAAAGCAAAAGTTGATGCCGATTTTGCTGCCGAGCTTATCAATATCAATGAGCAAAAACTTGCTAAACAGCAAATAGACGCCAAGTTCAGTAAAGACAGTATTGCTCTTGCCGAAGCAGAGGCTCAAGCTAAATCAGATATTCAGCAGCAAGTTTTATCAAGCATGAGCGGAGTTGCTGGGCAGTTGGCAGGTATAGCCGAAGAAGGGTCAAAAGAGGCTAAAGTTTTATTTGCAATGCAAAAAGCAATAGCTATTGCTCAGATAATTGTAGCAACTGAAGCGGCGGCATTAACAGCTTCAGCGTATATGGCTGGAGCAGGCCCAATAGCTTGGCTTTCATCTGTAACAGGTATTCGAGCTTTAGGTTACGCATCCGCTGGCATTGTTGCAGGAACCGCTATTGCTGGCGGCAGAGCATTAGGTGGTCAGGTTAGAGGCGGTGAGTCTTACCTTGTAGGTGAGCGCGGCCCAGAGCTTCTGACTATGGGTAGTTCAGGTCGTATCGCTACTAACGAGAACCTAAAGAAAGCTGTTGGATCTGAAAATGGTCAATCTCAAGCCAATGTTAGTGTAAACTTCAGCATACAGGCTAATGACACTGCTGGATTTGATAGGCTGCTTAATTCTCGCAGAGGTCAGATTGTATCTATGATTAACCAAGCGGTTAACAATCGCGGAAGAGCGTCTATAACATGAGTGGAACATACCCAGCATCACCCGTATTTGCATCTGTTGGATTTAAAAGCCAGCACTACAACCTGTCTAGCGAAAGCGTCTCAGGCCGCACCCAAGTCAGGAACATTGGCGGGCAACGGTTTGAGTTTTCTGCTCAGTATTCCAAGCTTAGTCGTGCAGAGTTTGCCCCAGTTATGGCCTTTGTTATGGCTCAACGAGGTATGGCAGAGACTTTCTCTATTGTTTTGCCTGAGATAAGCGCAAAGACAGGCACTGCTTCAGGTACGGCGCGGGCTAATGGCGCTGCGGTGCTGGGAGCTACATCTGTAAATGTTGATGGGTTTAGCGGCGTTCTAAAGGCAGGTGATATGGTTAAGTTCTCCAATCACACTAAAGTGTATATGATTACCGCAGACTTATCTGGTGCTGGTGCATTGGCAATTCAACCCGCACTACGAGTCGCTTTAACTAACAATTTGGTTATGACATACAACAATGTGCCGTTTACTGTTCGCTTAAATAATGATGTTCAAGCCTATTCTTTAGCTTCCGCATCTTTGTTAGACTACGAAGTAGACTTTATAGAGGCAGTGTAATGACACGATCAATAAGCGCGGCAACCATTGCAGAGCTTGATAAGGACAACTTTAACCTTGCTACGTTAATTCAATTTGACTTTTCTTCTACCCTGTACCTTACGGATTGGGATAGAGATTTGTCTGCGCTGTCGCAAACATGGAGCAGTAGCCCGCATTTCTTAGGCGTTGGTGATGTTACTGAAACTTCCGATCTTAGAGTTAACACTCTTGATGTTACTTTGTCTGGTGTTGATCAATCTTATGTAAGTATATTCTTAGCGCAAAACTACATTGATCGGACTGTTAAAATATACAGAGCTGCAATTGATAGCTCCGATGCCGTTATTGGCGCTCCAATATTGCTGTTTGAGGGCTTAATAACTGGGTTTAATATTCAGGATAGTAAAGATACAAGCACTATTACAGTACAGCTTGCCTCTCACTGGAAAGACTTTGAAAAGGAAGTTGGGCGAAAGACTAACAACAATTCGCAGTCTATTCATTTCCCTGCTGATCGAGGGTTTGAGTTTGCGGCTAAAACAATTAAAGATTTAAAATGGGGTCGTGAATAATGGCATTTTTCTTTGCAGTAGCGGTATTTGCAGCTTCCGCAACCGTCTCATATGTTATGGCGCAAAAAGCAAAAAAAGCAGCGCAAAAAGCTGCCGATGCTATGGCTGGCGTTCTTGTTAACAAAGAATCTAACATTGAGCCTATTCCTGTTATTTACGGCACTAGAAGAGTTGGCGGTGTTCGTGTATTTGTTTCGTCAAGAAATGCATCTGGAGGCGATCCAAATGAATTTTTGTACATAGCTATGGTTTTAGCCGAAGGAGAAGTTGACGCTATTACAGATATACACATTGATGACAATCCAATATCTGACAGCAAATATAATGGCCTGTATACAATTAATGTTCACACTGGCGCTGACAACCAAGCTTACGATTCTCTTCTCACAGAGGCTAATGCTGGCTGGACTTCTGCACATAAATTAAGCGGGGTTGCTTATCTAGCAATTAAGCTAAAATGGGACTCAGATGTATTTCAAGGGATACCTGACATTACTGCTCTTGTTCGCGGTAGAAAGGTATACGACCCTCGCTCTTCTAATGCCGCTAACGCATACAGCACTAACCCTGCTTTATGTTTGCGCGATTACATGACTAACACAAGATTTGGCAAAGGACTTCCAGCATCAGCAATAGATGATGTTGCGTTTTCAGCAGCCGCTACAGATTGTGACGAAAGCGTAATTTTTTACTCTGGCAGTGGAGCAGGAAAGATATTTGAGACAAATGCAGTATTGCAAACAGACGAAACATTATTCTCTAACATAGAAAAAATGCTAATGGGCTGTCGTGGGTTCCTGCCTTATACGCAAGGCAAATACGGATTGATCATTGATAAATCTAGATCAGTTAGCTACGCATTTGATACAGATACAATGGTTAGCGGAATCTCTATTCAAGGTGAGTCAAAAGAAAACAAGTTTAATAGAGTTATTGTTAAGTTTGCTAATCCTGCTGTAGATTATCAGCCTGATCAAGCTACATGGCCTGATGCTGGCTCTAGCGAAGAGACTACATTTTTAAGCGAAGATAATGGCACGTTGTTGGTTACAGATTTAGATATGCCAACAGTTACTAACTACTACGCTGCTAGAGATTTGGCAAGAG